ATTTTCTTATCTGATGGTGCTACTTGCTGTAATGCTGCTGGTGCGCCATCATAAACATTCATTATTAAACTTAGTGCATCAGATGCTATAGGATTAGCTGGTGTTGCAGAATTAAAAGTTAATACAGCTTCTGCTTTCATTAATTCCATCCAACCATCAAATGCTGTATATCCTGCTACTGCTCCTGCTATATCACCACCCCAAGCTAATCTTACTACATCTTGTGCTATACCTCTTACTGCTCTATCAACGATTGCATCTGCCAATTGAGTTCCTTCAATATTCATTACATCTGCTCCATTTCTGTAAGACTCTTCAATAAAAGTTCCAAAAAACTCATCAGTACACTGCTCTAAAGCTACTCTACATCTACCTGCAGTAATTACTTTATCATCAATATTAAATTGTTTAGCTCCACTTGTTGGAGAACAAGTTGAGTAAGACTCAACAATTTTAGTTAAAGCTGCTGCTGTGTACACATTCATTTTATGCTTAACATTAGGTATTACCCTGTAGTTACGCATTAAATCATCACTTCTAAATACTGGTTCGTAAAATATTTCGTTTAAGTTCGCACCTCCGTAAGTTGCTGCAATACTATTATTTGCTACATTTGCCATTTTATTCTATTTTTTTAGTTATTAAATTTACTTCTAATTCTTGATGCTAATACATTATAAAATTCTGCATTTACATCTACTTTTTTGTTTTCAACTATTGCAGGGTCGCTTGAAGTTTCTAATTCAGTACCTTTAGCATCTGCTTTGTTGATTTTTGCGTTCAAACCTTCTACCTCTACAGTTAAAGTTTCGTTAGTTCCTTTTGCAGAAACTAATTCTTCTTCAAGTAAAGACATTTTGTTTGATAATTCAATGTTCTTAGCTTCAAATGTAGAAATCTTATTCATAATTTCTTCATTATCTCCTAAGTTCACAGTTATCGCAGTTTGTTCAGCAACATCAGCAGAAACTTTTACCTCACCTTTTACAGAAGCAACAATTTCTTCAACCTTACTATTGAACCATTCTTTTAACTCGTTAGTCATTTTTTTGTTATTTATATTAATACTTAATTTATTCTTAATTTCTTCTTGTGTGATGTTCTTAAACTTAGAAACATCATACTTTGCAGCCACCTTGATAGAATCAGATATAGTATCAATGAATCCTAAGTCAAACGCTTCCTGAGCATTTAACCAAGTTTCTTCATCCATCATATCTACAAGAGCCTCGCTAGACAATCCTGTTTTCTTTCTATATATGTCTGTTAATTCACTTGTGATCTTATCAAGAGTTTCTGCAGTCTTACGCATATCCTTAGCCTCTCCTGAAGTTCCTCCCCAAGCGTTATGAATCATAAATAAAGAGTTCTCAGCCATTATAACCTCATCTGCACCTAAAGCAATGATAGTAGCTATACTTGCTGCTATGCCCTCAATATAGACTGTAGTTTTATACTCTCTCCTTTTTATTACATTATACATAGCCATTCCATCAAACACATCTCCTCCTAAAGAGTTAATGCGTATATTGATAGGCATATCTTTTAAATCTTTAATTTCAGATATAAAGTCTTGTGCAGTTACTCCATAAGTACCAATCTCATCAAAGATGTATATTTCAGCAGTTTCACCTACTTTGTTTTGAATGTTATACCATTTCTCGTTCATGGTGGCGAAAATACAAGTAAGTGATTTTAAACTTACCCAATTTACCTACAAAACTTTTAGTAGGTTATGTTGCTAGATGGTTTAGATTTTTTTCTTTCCTTGTAGACTATGTTTTGAGCCATACTCTCACTTATATCATACTTAATAGACAAGTCCATCCAAGTGTTAGTTCTACTACCTTCATTTCCTACTAGCATTTTATCAAAGTCAGCAATAATCATATAGTTCCTAATTCGCTTAGGCTCTATAGTTCCATTTTCTGCAAGATGTCTTATAATATCCTTACAGGTTGGACTTTCTCCAAACCTCTTCTCTAATTCAATACCAGCAATTTGAATGAAGTCATAGACTACATCTACTTTATTTTGTCTTATTTTTTTTAGGGACATTTTTCTTTTTAGGAGTTTGCTCTATTTCTATCCACTCATCTACCATCATCTCCCAAAACTTACATACTGCTGCTCTACAAGATGTACACTTTATAGATTGTTTATTAGATGGAAATAATAAATGCCACTCAGAAAACATTAAGTTTAATGAAGTTGCTTGATAGGTTGGGAAGTTTCTTTGATGATTTTTGTTAGTTATAACTGCTTCAGTCATCATCTTTCTTTTGTTCTTGCTGTAATTATCAGCGATTTCTTTAAAATTCATAAGGAAGTTTTACCATTTATTTTCTGGACATTTACCAAAAAACTCTTTTGTTAATGATGTCTTAGCATCAAGGAAACACTTGCATTTAGCACATCTTGATCCTCTGCTTATTTTAGGTTTCTTTAACAGTAAAAAGTTTCGGTAAAAACTACAACTTTTACATATATCTAATCTTTGTAACTTGGTTTTCTTATCAACAAACATTTGTTTATTTCTTTGGTTATTAAATTGTTGCCTGAGATTGTATCACGCTTACTGTATTCTGACTATCTGTAATATCTGCTTCTACTACTACTACTTTACTAGAACCTCCCATTGCACCCATCATTTGATTTTGTCCTAACGCATTAAATTGTTGCTGTGAGAATGAGGGTTGATTAAGAAGTCCACCATCTGCAAACTTAACACCTCCTCCTGCTGAGTTCATTGCAGATAATTGACTAGAGAACATTGCTGTACTTCTTTTGTTTATAACAGCCTCACCACCCTCTAATTCAACTACTCTCCCACCTACTGCAAACTTCTCACCTCCTTGTGCGTGTGATTTACCATTAACCATTCCTCCGTTAGCAAACTCTTCTATAATACCTCCTCTAGCCATTTTACCACCACTTAAAGCCGACATATTCTGCTTCATACTAATCATTAATGCAAGTGTTGATGCAACAGCAATTAAATTAAAAGGAAATCCTTTTGCTAAATCTACAGATAATGATTTCATTTGTAATGCTAATGATTCTGCATTAGTCGCTAATGCTGCAGCAGCAGATATTTTAATACCAGCCTCTCTTACTTTCTGATACTTCTCATCATTACCTGCTAATGTAGTGAGCTGACTTCCTAGCTCTCCAATACCTGCTATTTGATCATCTCTATCTTTCTTGACCTTAGCATCATCATCTAATTTCTTTTTTGCAGCAGCAGCTTCAGCAGCAGCCTTATCAGCAATCATCTTTAACTCATTAGTAAGTATATTACCATTAATAACTGAAGTATCTTCTTCATATTTAATGTATAAGTCAAGTTGGTTTTGAAGCCTTTGTTGTTCTGCGTCAAAAGCCATTGCATCATAAATTTCTTGAGTTATTTGCTCATTTATAAGAAGCTCCTTCTGTATATTATTTAACTCCCTACTCTCTATATCTATTCTTGTTTTTTCATTGTTAAATGCTTCTTTTGCTGCTTTATCTGCATCTTTTTTGTCTTCTTCATTTTTTTTATCTTTAGCTCTTTTATCTTTTTCAATCCTTATGCTATTTTCTATATCTAGTAGGTCATTTTTACTTTTTTCTGCTTTTACTTCTATCTCTAATATTTCAGTTAAATCATTTAATGCTATAGACCTAGCATCTATTTGTTTTGTTAAATCTTCTGCTAAATCCCTATGTGCTTTTGCTCTAAATCCGATCCCTTCTCCTTCCTTTATATTAAATTCTAATGCCTGCTTCTGAAGTCTTTGTGTTTCTTTAACTTTATCTATTTCATTCTGAAGAAGCTCAGCTCTTGTTTTTAAAGTTATATTATTATTTTTTTGAATTTTCTGTACAGCTTTACCTGCATCCTCCATTCCTTGAACATTCTTCAATGATTGAGTTAAAAAATCAGCACCTAGCATTTCAGATGTTCTCATATTATCTACTAAAACACTGAAAAAAGAAGTAAATTCCTGAACTGCAAGTCTTAATGACCTTGATATATTATTATTACCTCCTAATATAGATAATTCAAACCCTTCATAAGCAGACTTTGCTTTTAGTATATCACCTTCTAAAGTATCTGCCATTATATCAGCCATGTTCTTAGCCTCTCCATTAGCATCTTCTAAAGCATCAGTCATATCTAAAATATTTACAGTACCATTTACCATAGTCTGAAAGGCTGCTACCTGTCTTAAATCTACAAGCTCCATCATTTCAGCATTTGACAATCCTTCATTATTTAATTGAGTTAATGCTTTCTCAAGGTCATCACTGCTTTCAACTGTAAATCCTAAATGTTTAGATAAATCAGAAGCTGGGTCTTGCATTTTTAAGAATATATTTCTTAAAGATGTACCTGCGATAGATGCTTCAATACCAGCATCTGTAAGAGTACCCATAATAGCTGTAGTAGCCTCTAAAGATATATCTGCTGCTGCTGCAATAGGAGCAACCTTAGTCATAGAAGTTTGGAACTTCTCTATATCTAAGGCAGAACTAGTAAAAGCAACAGCCATAACATCTACTACTCTTTGTGTTTCAGAAGCATCTAAAGCAAATCCTCTAACTGCTGCACCTGCTACAACTGCTGCTCTAGCTAAGTCTGATTGAGTTGCTGTAGCTAACTGTAAGGTAGCTTCTTGTGCTGCTAATATTTCTGTTGTTGAAAATCCTAACTTACCAAAAGCAACTTGTAATTCTGCAACTTGTGATGCAGTAAAGAATGTTGAACGACCTAATTGTTGAGCAGTATTTGACAGTTTTTTAAAATCTTTTTCACTAGCACCAGTAATGGCTTTTACTTTAGCCATTTGAAATTCATAGTTTTTAAAAGTTTTTACAGCATTTCCTACTAATTGACTTATTGCTCTGAATGCAGTAGATGCAGCTAAAATTCCTCCAGTCATCTTAGCCATACTTTTCGTAAGATTACCAGCACCTTTAGTGGCAGATCCTGTTTTTTTGGTTAAGTTATCTAACTGCTTACTACCTTTTACTATTACCTGAACTACTACTTTTTCTGTATTCGTTGCCATTATATATAATTAATTAAAATGCTCTTTGAACATTTGTTTTTGGATTATTTTTTTTAATTTGTTCTGCTATCATATCTGCTACATCTTTTCCTATAGATGGTGCTAACTTATCCACTATCTTATCTTTAAATTTTCTTGCTGTATATCCTGCGAAATCTGTTCTTCTTAATCTATTACCTTCTGTCCAAACAGAATAAGGTTTACCATATCCCTTATTTTTCAACTTTCTTAATATTGGAGCAGCACTTCCTGTCATACTCTTAGACTTCATCCAACTTTCTATTGCACTTAGATTTGGTATTTTAGCGAACAAAGGATTATTTACTGCCTTCC